CGCCGTTTTTTAACCCCTGTGAAGCTCAGTGGGACACGTTAAATTTGAACTCCACGATGAAAACGAAAACCCAATGATTCCAACGGTTCGCGGACGCCGCGAACGGCCCGGGCACTCTAAGGGCACTCTATTCTGTTGTCGCGAATCATCATACAGCACCCCGGAAACGCGAAAAGCGCCCCGCTCCCCCACAGCGCGTGCGGGTGGAGCGGGGCGCTGTGATGCGATGATGCAGGCTATTCCTGTGTCATGCGCCGGGCTTTGATCGTGCTGGCGCCGATGAGTGCGCCGACGAGGGTGCCAAGGGCGGTCAGGATGGTGACGGTCAGGTCGGTGCCCGTCCAGCCCGCGGCGGTGCCGATGGTCTGCACGCACACGGCCGACGCCGGCAGCGCGATCAGACCCACCCATTTCAGCACGTCATACACCTTGTCCGGGATGAGGTATCCCGCGGCTTCTTCTTCCATTGCTGCTTCCTTATGAATATGAGGCCCGCACCCGTGACGAATGCGGGCCATGATGGACTAGTAGTAGAGGACCTCGCCCGGATAGATGAGCGACGGGTTGCCGCTCCAGTATCCGGTGAGCCGGGTCCAGCTGATGCCGAGACGCTGCGCGATGCCGGACAGGTAGTCGCCGCTCTGCACGACGTACGTGCGGGACCCGCCGTTGGCGGTTGTGCCGCCGTTGTGGCAGACCACGTCGCCCGGATACACGCGGTTCGGGTCACCACTGGGGACGGTTGTCGCCGCGCAGGTGCGCGGTACCTGCGATTCCACCCTTCACGACTTGCATATCTTTAATTATTGTGTTATTATAGTTTTGTCGACAAGGAAAGGAGGTGGACATGAAATGGACGGACATCGTATCGGCGGTCAGCTCGGTGATAGGAAACATCCTCGCCGTCATCGCCATCGTCATAGCCCTGAGGCGTAAGCCGAAGCACAAAAAGTGACGAACGGGGTTCCGAATACTCGTACTATCCGGAACCCCGCGATTCCATCCTATTTCATGGATCATCATGAGGACAAGCACACTGTTCTGCATATGCGGCGTCGTATTCGCATTGCTGTCGCTGTCGCTCGGGTTCGTCGGCAAGCCGGTGCCGGCCGGCCTGTCGGGGCTCGCCGCCGGCGCCTGGTGCGTCGCCACCCTGCTCATGGAGAGGCGCGGCGGCGATGACGACTAAATACCTAAGCCTCACCGAGGTCGCATCCAGATTGGGCATCACGACCGGCGCGTTGGCCGGGTACAAGCTGCCCGAGCCGGACGCGATGATCGGCCGCACACGCGGCTGGCTGCCGGAGACCATCGACGCGTGGAACGCCGCAAGGCCCGGGCGCGGGGTCGGCGGAGGGAGGCCGCGCAAACACGCCGAATAACAAGAAAACGCCCCTCCCCCAGCAATGCTGAGAGAGGGGCGATGTTTCATAAGGGTGCAAAATATTCTTTTATGGGTTATCCATGCGATTTTTCACACCTGAGTTTGATTTCCGGGCGCGAGTTTGAGTTTCACGACCGAAAATTAATCACGGTTAAGTGTTGTCGATGATTACGTGACAACACTTAGTTACGTGACAACACTTAGTTTTGGCGAAGCGGATTGTACGCGACTCCGAAGCCGCCTGCGATGATGCCTGCGGCGGTGCTGACGAATCCGCCGATGTCGGCATGCCCGAAGCTCATGAGGCCCAAGCCGGCCACGGATGCGATCAGGGCGACCACGTAGATGATGGTGCGCACGGTGTCGCCGAACACCGGCGTGTAGCCGTCGGCGTGCTTGGCCTTGTCCACGTCCGCGCTCCAAGCGTCGAGCACCTTGTCGAGGTCGGTGTCGGACAGGGTGGTGACATTCGGCGTGGTGTCGGTCGTGGTGTCCGGCGTTGCGTCGATTACCGTGTTGGCGGTGATGCCGTTGCCCGCCGCGTCGGCGGGATCGGGAATGCCGTCGCCCGTAAGACCGGCGGTGCCGGCGGCGGTGGTGTTCTGATCTGTCATGATTCCTCCTTAATTACTACTTGAGGGCCTGTTCGAGCCGGGTCGCCCACGGCGCGGTCTTGCTGCCCAGCGCGAAGCACGGCAGGGTGCGTCCGCACTGGTTGGCGACCATTTGCAGGGCCTTGACCTGATCCGGGTGGGTCAGATTATGGAGACGCTGCCCGTCGAAATAGACGAGCCTGTTTTCGCCGTTGGGCTGGATGATGCACTGCATCATATCCTCCTCATCAGTGTTGTTGGTTGTGTCGGCGGTTCCGCCGAGTATCTGGTTCGCGCGTGCGAGCAGCCTATCGACCGGCAGCCCGTTGACGCACCTGTCCGGGCATCCGAAATGGTCGGTGCCGGGCACCTCGCGGTGCAGCCACACGTTCCCGGCGCGATTGCCGGAAGCGTCATGGACGAGCTGTTCCCACCCGTGGCGTCTGGCGATGTCCGCGCACAGTCTGGCGGACGCCTCGACCTCGGCGTCCGTGACCGGGATGCCCGCCATGCCGCCCTCATGCTCGATGGTGATGCCCGAGCAGTCCGACCGCCAGTTGGCGTCGGCCCAGCTGCCGTCGGCCTCGTCCACCCACTGCCAGACCTCGCCGCCCGAACCGACGCCGTAATGGCTGGCGGCCCGGAAATCGGCTCGCCGGAAGCAGCTGTCGGTGCCCGCCAATCTGCCGACCATGATGTGCAGGGTGATGTGATTGACGCTCAACCCCCTCCGCCCCTGGTAATGATTGGGTGAGCCGCGCCATCTGGCGAAACTAGCGCCTGTCATGCTCTCTGTCCTTCCCGCCACAATCTGTGGCAATTGAAAAGGCCACCTCCGAAGAGATGGCCTCATGTTGAAAATGTCACCCCAAGGTCTCGGGAGCCACGTCCGCGCGCAATTCGTCAGGCAGATGCGGCTTCGGATGACGTTCGAGGAAGCCCGGCTCGACGATCTCGCAGAATCGCTGGAGCCAGTGGAACAAGGATCTCGTGTAGGCGGCCAGGGCGAAATATTTCTCCTGCTGCTTCTCCAGGTGCCTGATCTGGCTCTCCTGCGACTCCATCTGCTCGCGCAATGGCTTGATCACACTGTCGGTGAGGATGTCGCATGCCTGGGCGGCGATCTGCGCCGTGTCCTTGCGACGGCTGGAGATGGCGCCGATGATGGCGCCCACTCCCCCGCCTCCGACAAGAGCCACGATCACTGCCGTCCAAAACTCCGTGCTGGAGAAGAGGTCTGGTGGGAACATCAGTCCGCCGTCCCGTCACTGCGCCATGTCTTGATCTCGGTGACGGTGGCGAGCCGGCTGGCGGTGATGGTCTCCGCGTCCTTGGTGTCCATATCCGCGATGACCGTTTCGCTGGCCTGACGGTCCGTGAAGGTGGCGGTCACGCCACGCGAATAATCGCACCATGTCTCCCCGCTGTCGTCCTTGTGGTCGAACGTCAATCCAAGGCGCAGCAGCTGGTAGACGAGCCCACCCTTTGGTGGCCTCAAGTCGAGGATGCCATCCTTGATGGTCGCGGTATCATTGTTGTCTGTGTTTTCGGAAGCCATTGCTTCCTCCTTCCTTTTTAGGCCCACACGGCGTGCCAGAGCGTGGTCGGCGACAACGTGCGGCTCAACGACGTGCCGTTGTTCCGCGACGAATCCCTGGACTGGCACAAGCGGATCTGCCTCGACTGGATCACCGCCACTATGACCGTGGCCAGACTCGGCACCACCGCGATCAGGATCACCGCCCACAAGGGGGTGCCGGCTGGAGGGTTCATGGATCGGTCCTTTCGGCGTATGCTCTGAGTATGAGTGACGTGGTATCGGCCGTCGGCGAACGCTACGCGTTCGGCATGGCGTACGACCTCGTCTGACGGTCTAAACGATGTACAAGGCGCTGGCCGGGGTCGCCGGGGTGCATGGCCACGCCGCCGCTGCCGATCACGCTGGTGACGATAATTCAGTCACATGGCGCCTCCCTCATAACAGGTCACAGCGTCCTCAGGAAGTGCTCGATGACGGTCGACTCGAATGCGTGGGCCGCGGCGTTGGGATGCTGGTTGGATTCCCCGACCCTCCACTTCGCGAGCGCGATGTCTTTCGCCTCGCTCGAGATGTCGGGGTTCGTGGACCTGAGCATCATCGGGGCCCTCTCATCCCCGTTCAGGTCGAGGCACGGGACGCCCCATTTCCTGGCAATCGCTATGGTCGCGAGCCGGTAGTCGTCGGTCTCGCATCCGTTCGACGCGATGATCCCGAGATGCGCGTCCGGGCGGTTCTCGAGGATCCAGGGCACGACGACGTTCCAGGCGCCGTAGAACGTCGTCGCGTCGGCGTCGTCGATCGTCCCGAGCTTGATGATCCCCGAGACGTCCTCGCCGTCGGACCCGGACGCGCCGGGGCGGTGGTGTGAGTCGTTGATGCCGAAATACAGTGTGACGATGTCGGCGTCCTCGGCGATCGTCCGGTAGATTCCGTCGCTGAAGCAGTTGGAGAAGCTCCCGTCGGCCGGCGTCGCGAGCGTCCTGCCTCCCAGCGCGAGGTCCTGGATCTCCATGTTGGCCCGGGAAGCGATGAGCCACGGATACGTCGCCACATGTCCCTGGTAGCGGCCCGATTCGATGACCGGCGCGGACGAGCCGGAAAAGTTCCCTGCCGTGAAGCTGTCGCCGCACACGGCCCACTTCCTCCCCCGGAGCGGGCCCCAGCAGCCGGACGCCTCGGGCAGCTCGACGTTGCCCCTGAGCCGGAGCCTGTCGTACGGCAGCGCGTCCGCGTCCCCGGCCTCGCGCAGCACGAACCGACCGGCGTCCGACGCGTGGAACGTGACGTATGCGAAACCGTTTTCGCTCGGCGTGAAGGACGTGATGCCGTCGGTATCCACGACGTCGATGGCGCCGCCGACGGGGTCCGTGTCGCGCACGATCACCAGGAGCCTCGCCCCCGGCGAGACCACGTAATCCACGCCGCCCTTGACCGGCACGGCGAGGAAAAGATCGTACTCCGGCGACTCCATGACGGTCAGCGAGCCGTTCATGTAGCGCCCCTCGGCGAGTTCCCGTCCGATCAGCAGGTTCCCCGCCCCCTCGACCAGGACGCCCAGGACGTCCCGTGCCGTCGGCATCGCGGCGACGGAACCCTCGAGCTCGCCGATCCGGTCGTCGTTCACGCTCACCCTTCCGTACGGCAGGACCGACGCGAGGTCGACGCCGTCGACGCACATGACCCACGATCCCGCGTCCCGCGTGGCAAAGGTCACGAACGCCCTGTCGTCGCCCTCGACGGCCTCGAACCCCGTCGCGTTCTCCCATCTCCCCGTGATCGCGTCCCCGGCGTAGACCGTGACGAACCGGGCCGTCGATCCGAACGCGTACCTGCGGCCAGGCTCGACCCCGACGACGAAGAACACGTACGACGAGCTCGACCCATGGAACCCGTCCGTGTTGACGAATCCCGGACGCGGGAACGACCGGACGAGGAGATTACGCGCGTCAGGACGGCAGGCCATGTCGAAACGGTCGGCGAGCAGACCGATCTGGCTCCTGACCGCCTCCCCGGCCGACCCGGACACGATCCCGTCGGCGGAGACGCGCACGTCGCGCAGCTCCGTGCCCACGTCGCCGCCGTCCCCGCCGGAAGCGACGAGCTGGTCCACCCTCGACGACAACGCCGCCACACGGTCCGACACCACACCGGCCAGCGAGGCCGCCGCCTCCATGCCGGCAGCGCCACCCGCCGACCGCGCCGCCGCGACAACGTCCGACGAGGCGGGCATATTCGCCTCCATCAAATCCACTATCTGCTCAGCCATACCAGAATCCTTCCGTGATGAACGTTCAATCCGACAGGGCGTAATAGCCCCAGCCCAACGTGCGCCTGGTCCCGCCGTCCAGCGACGTGACCGTGACCTTCCACTGGCCGGTCCGGCGCGACGCCCACACCGCGTCCGCGAACGCCGACGGCGGGATGTCCGCAATCGCATACCCGTCCGCGGTCATCTCCCCGCACGCGAGGCTGTACCACAGCTCACTCCCGTCAGGCGAACGCAGTTCGACCACGCCGCTCCACGAGCTCAGATCCACCGCCTTCACGGTCCCGTCCGGATACCTCTGCCTCCACCGGCCTCCCAACCGCTCGCTGTCGCCCCGCACGAGGCGCACGTCCAGACGCCCGACCTTCCTACCCATAGTCGCCATACGTGTTTCTCCCGTCTATTCGAGCGCCGGCTTGGAGCCGGGCACGTAGCCTTCCACATAGCTCGAGATCGCCCCGAACTGCACGTTGCACCAGTTCAGCAGTACGCTCGTGTTCCGCGCCTGCTTCTGCAGGTCGGCGGTCACCGTCTGCAGGGACGCCACCGTTTCGCCCTGCTGGCCCACGATCGATTCCAACTGCTTCTGCTGCGACTGCAGGGATGCCTGCTGCTGGCGGAGCTGGTCCTGCTGGCCGGCGAGCGCGTCCTGCTGCTGCTTGAGTTGCTGCTGCTGCCGGTCGAGCATCTCCTGCTGTTGGCGGAGTTGTTCCTGCTGCTGCTGGAGGATGACCTGCTGCAATCCCTGCGCGCGAGTCAGCGCATCCAGCTTCGAGGTCAACTGGGTCAGCTCGGTGCCCGTGGGCCGGTTCGCCTCACGCTTCTCCGCCTCACGGCGGCGTTGGGTTCTGACCTGTCTGGTGAGCATGTCGTTCAGGCCGCTGACGTAGCGGCGTTTGAGGTTGGTGACCGGGGTGTCGACCGGTTCGCCCTGGTCCTCGCGCACCGCCTGTTCGATGGTCTGGGCGAGCAGGACGTGGCCCGTGTCGTTCGGGGTGATGCCGTCGGCGCGCAAGTCGGGGTCGTTGCCGCATATGGCGCGCATGTCCGGAATGCACAAGGCGCCGGTCTGGTCGGCCGCGAGCCTGATCGCGGTCAGCACGTGCGCCTGCTGCTCGACCGTCGTGTCGTCCGTGCCGGCGGGGATGCAGCCGGGCCCGCAGCCCACCACAACCCGCGCCCCGGGAAACAGTTCGGCGGCTTGCGCGATCGTGTCCGCGACGGCCTGCTGCATGCCGGCCACATTGGCGAACGAATCCAGCAGACCGGCCATGAGGAACACGTAGCCCACCGTCACGCCCGTCGATCCCGCGGCGGCCGCGTCGAGCTGTCCCGTGAGCGTGTTCCCGTCGACCATCCACCCCGCGCCGGCCTCCGCCTGGTTGCGTTCCTCGAGGCCGAGCATGGTCGAGGCGAGCGTGGAGTACCTGTGGGCCGTGTCCGACGCGCCCGCGCCGGCAGTGACTTCGTCACCGCACCATACGGCAGTGCTTCCCGCGGCCGCCAACAGGACGGGAGTCATACCAGTGTCGCTCATCACTCGGTCCTTTCCTGCGCCTGGACGGTCAGCCAGTCGCTTGACGCGTCACCGCTGATGTCGGTGGCGCGGAGGTTGAGCGTCGTGACGCCCATGTAGTCGTCCCCGATGGTCAGGTCGATGGTGTCGCCGACCCTCACGTCGTGTTCCTCGCCGACCTTGAGTTTGTGGGTCTCGGCCGGCCATGCGTGTCGTTCGAGGTCGCCGATGGCGCATTGCTGGAGTGTCTTCATGTAGCTGACGGTGGTGTGGGAGGTGTCCGCGGTCATCAGGAGCATGCCGGTGGTGTCCAGTCCGCTGGTGCGTCGGCACATGAGGGTCTTGTCGTCGTCCTTGCCGCCGGTGAGCCAGACCTGGCTGGTCATGGACGAGCCGTCGCCGGAGAGTCCCTGGTAGATGACGCGTTGCCCGGGAACGATGGCGTTCCACCGCCATGCGTGGTCCATGATCTCCGAAGCGCATCTGAGGTCGTAGACGAGCGACCCGTCGTCGACTGTCCGGGGGTCGAACCGTGTCTCCGGCCCGTCCTCGAGGCTCGTGATGTCCTGGATACGGTCGGCGATGGTGGCGAGGTCCCACGCGTACCAGGTGCGCGTATACGATCCGCCCTCGGTCGCGGGCAGGCTGATCGGCAGGGTTCCCCATCGCATCGCTTCGGCGACGAGTCCGCGGATGATGTCCGGGTACGAGCCGGTCAGGGTGAGGGCGAGGTCGCCGGCCGGATGCTGCTCGTCGGTCATGACGCTCCGGTCCCTCCACGTGTCCTTGAGCGTCGCGTTGATGGCGAGTCGTTTCGTCAGGAGCGTGAGCCCGCCTCCGCAGGTCAGGGACAGGCGTCGGGTTTCGGCGTCCCAGTCGAGGTCGGTCAACGGTCCGGCGTGCAGCACCTGATTGCCGCGTTGGATGGCGAGGATCACGTTCCAGCATCGCAGTATGCTTCGCAGGCCCTGTCCGGCGGCCGTGCGCGTGTAGTCGATGGTGACGCTCATGCTTCCCGGCTCGTTGATGCCGTCGTTCCATGTGCACGACGTGTACGGCAGGCGGGTCAGGTGGCGTCCGGTGGTGATGTCGTACGCGTGCACGGTCGATGCGGGCAGTGGCTCGTAGGGCATGCGTTCACCTCCAGGCCGGTCTGACGGTCATCGAAACCTGCGCCCCGGCGTCAGCCGCGACCGTCACGGCGCTCGTGCCGGGTGGTATGCGGAACGCGAGGTCCTTGGTCACGGTCCCCGTGCTGGGTATCATGTCGTGGAAGTCCAAGGTCAGCCAGTCCGCGTCGCCCCGCCACAGGACCTCCCCGTCGCCCAGGGTGAGGCGCAGGGATGTCGCGTGCCCGGTCACGGCGATGGAAGGCCAGGTGGGCGCGTTGCCCTCGTTCCTGACCCGGATCACGCCGCCGGATGCCGGGAACGTGACCGGTTCGCCGTATTTCAACGGGTCGGGGCAGGAGATCACGAGCCCGAACTCGAACCCCTGCTCCCGCCAGCGCATCATCGGCTCGGGGTCGGCCGCCAGGAACCCGGTCAGCATGCGTCGGCCGGCCGCCGTGTGCTCCACGATGGTCAGCTCCTTGCCCGCGAGCGCGTTGATGCGGTCGCGGGCCTGGGCCGCCTCGACGCTGGACAGGCCGCGGATGACGCAGTCGAGGCTGATGCTGCGTGGTTTCTGGGTGAGGCGGCTCGGCCAGTACGCGCCGTCCTCCTGCGGCCGGTCGGTGGGTGTCTCGCGGACGGCGGGCGTGCCGAACAGTCCGGTGATCCCGTCCTTCTTGATGGCGCAGACGTGGTGGCGCCACCGGTAGTCGTCGCGCAGGACGATGGTGTCGTCCGGGCTGATGATGGTGATGCGGGTCACTGGTTATGCTCCTCCCCATCCGCTCGCGGCCTGGCGGGCGCGCAGGTCGAGCACGTTGAACATGTCGTCGGGGTTCATGCCGCGCGCGTCGATGTCGATGTTCACGTTGGTGCCGCCGACTTCCCTTGCGGGTGTGGGTGTCGTGGCGGTGCTCGTCCGTACGGGCGCGGTGACGGTCCGGTAGGCGAGTCTGACGTCGTCGGCGGCCTGTTGGGCGCGTCGCATGGCGTCGCGTACGGCTTGTTCGGCTTTTCCGGCGTTGTCGTTGACGCCTTGGGCGAACGCGGTTGGGATGCTGCGGCCTGAGTAGAGCACCCATCCCCTGCCGGAGAACGGTCCCTTCTTCGCCGGGGAGAACGGGAACAGGTCGCGGATGCTTGACAGTGCCCCGCTGACCGCGGACACGGCTCCGCCGATGGCGTTTTTGATGCCGTTGACAAGGCCGTTGACGATGCTCCTTCCGGCGGAGACGAGCATGCTGCCGGCGTTGCTGAAGATCCCCTGGATCCTGCCGGGGATGCTTCCGACGGTGCTCACCAGGTTGCCGATGAAACCGGTCGCGGCGCTGACCATGCCGCTGAACCCGCTTCTGAGCGTGTTGGCCGCGCCGTTGATGGCGTTGCCGATCGCGCCGGCGATGCCGTTGAACGTGTTGGCGATGCTGCTGGCGAAACCGGTGACGAACGCCACGGCCGAGGATATCGCGCCCGAGATGATATTCACGACCGTGTTGAACGCGCCGCTCACCGTGCTCACGATGCCGCTCACGATGCCGCCGATAACGCTCAGGATCGTGCCGAAGACGCTCAGGATCGTGCCGAAGACGCCGCTGACGATCTGGATGATGCCGCTGATCACGCCGGTGACCTGCGAGACCGCGCTCACGATGACCGCGACCACGTTGGTGACCAGGCTGATGATCTGGCCGATGACTGTCACGATCACGCCGATCACGCTGCTGATGACCGTGGCGATGGTCTGGATGACCGGCATCAGTGCCTGGATGATGCCCATGACGGTGTTGATGACCTGGATGACGATCGGCATGACCGCCGTGGCCAGATTCATGAGCGCGTTCACGATGTTCTGGATGACCGGCAGCAGCGTGGACACGAGGCTCGCGATGATGGGCGCGAGCGTGGCCATCAACTGGCCGACGACCTGGGCGATCGTCGTGATGACCGGCACGAGCTGTGAGGCGAGGCTGGCGATGACGGGCATGACCGTGGCGAGGATCTGCCCGACCGTGGTGATGACCTGTCCGATGACCGGCAGCAAAGCGCTGATCGCTGCCTGGATGCCGGGCAGGACGCCGCCGATCGCACCACCCAACGCCTGCGCCAAGCTCTGCAATACGGTGATGATCTGCGGGCCGACCGTGGACGCGATCTGCTGGATCTGACCGCCGAACTGTTCGAACAGGAGCCTGACGATGCCCAGGGGGCTGGCCAGTCCCATGATCAGCTGGGCTATCCCGGCCAATGCGGACAGGCTGCCGCCGGAGACCGTGAACCCGTTCATGAACCCGGAGAACATGCCGTCGATTGTGTCGGCGACGCCCTGGACGATCGGCGCGACCTGCTGCACGATGCCGGACAGCATGCCCTTGATGGTCTCCACGCCCTGCGAGAGCGCCTGCCCGGCCATACCGATGGCCTGCTGGAACGGTTGCGGGAGCAGGGACACGAGCCCGGAGAACAGGACCGGGATCTGCTGGACGAGGCTCTGCGCGATGACCTTGACGCGCGGGAGCACGTTCTGCATGACCGTGCCGATGCTGGACACGAGCTGATTGGTCAGGCCGCTCACGTCCGCGTTCTCCTGACCCAATCCTGCCAGCCAGTTGCCCCACGCGGCCTTCATCGAGTTCACGCTGCCCTCGATGGTGGTGGCCGCCTCCTTCGCGGTCGTGCCCATGCGGGCGAACGCTTCCTCCTGCGTCATCGCTCCGGACGCGACCAGTTCGGCGGCTTCCTCTGCGGAGATGCCGCTGATGCCGAGTTGGGTCTGGACGATGTGGATGGCTTCGACCACGTCAGCGAATTTGTCGACGCTCAGGTCGGCCATTTCGCCGTTGGCCTGCTTGACCTTGTTCGCATCGGCGATCATCCGCTCCATCTCGGCCTTGGTGCCGCCGTAGCCGAGCTTGAGGTTGTCGAGCATCGCGTAGTTGCCTCGCGCCAGCGACTGGTAGGTCTGCTGGATGGTCTCCAGCGAGGTGCCCATCTTGTTGGCGTTGTCCGACATGTCGACGATCGCCATGTTGCCCATCTCGGCGGCCGCGGCGGTGTCTCCGCCGAGCGAGCTGATCAGGCTCGCCGAGAAGCTGGTGATCTGCTGCATGTAGCTGTTCGCGCTGACGCCGGCGGTCTTGTACGCGTTGGCCGCATACGCCTGGACGGTGCCGCTCGCGTCCTTGAACAGCGTGTCCACGCCGCCCACGGCCTGTTCCCACGTCGCATACGCGCCGAGCGCGCTCTTGCCGACTCCCACGAACGCCGCACCGATCGCGGCGGTGGCTGCGAGACCGGCCGTGGACAGGGTGCGGAACACGGCGACGCCGGCGACACTCAAACCGTTCAACGCGGTGGATGCCACACTCTTCAACCCGTTGAAGGCGTTTCCGACGCCGCGCATCGCGGACCCGGCGATCCCGCCCATAGACGAGAACACACGACCAACTGTTTTCTGGAGACCTGTAGCGTTGACGCCGATGTTGGTCAGGTAGTTTCCGACGATGCCTGCGGCGTTGCGGAATGATGCGGGGAGCTTGGACGCGACCGTGGTGGCCACGCCGTTGACGCCTGTCGTGACCTTCGAGAAGGCCTTGCCCATCGTGGTCTCGATCGACCGGCTGCCCTTCTGCATGCGGGTGACGAGCGGGGTGATGAAATCCGCTTTGCCGAAGCTCTTGGCCACTCCGCCCAACGTGGACGATAGCGTCTTGAACTGGGCCTGGGCCTTGCCGGCCTGATCGTATCCGGTCCTGAAGTTCTTGGCCATGGCGCCGATGGCGGTGCCCACGCTCTTGGAACTGCGGGTCAACGCGTCCTGCGCCGCGGCGAGCGCTGATTGCCGGTTGCGCAGGGTTTCGGTGGCCTTGGCGGCGGCTTCGGATGCGGTGGAGGCTTTGAGTTGGGCGCTTTCGAGTCGGATCTGGGCCTTCTGGGCCTGCAGGCTTCCTTCCCCGTATTTTTCGACCGCGGCGTTGAGTTTCTCCTGAGCGGCCTGGACGGCGATGGTTGCGTCCCTTTGCTTGAGGAGTGCGCTGCTGTTGGCCTGCGCGGCCTTCGATACCTGGTTCTTGAGGTTCTTGACGAGGTCGTCGCCCATCTTCGCGGTGGACTGTTTGAACGCGTCGCTCGTGTCCTTGCCGACCTGTTTGCCGGTTTTGGCGCCGACGCCTTTGAATAGTTTGGAGAAGGTGCTGGAACCGTTCTTCGCGGCGGCGGTCATCTCCTTGCTGACGGCCGTTCTGAAGCCGTTCATGGTGGGGAAGATGCTGACGTGCGCGGATCCGACCTCGGCGCTCATACCGTGTCACCTCCCTGTCAGGTTGGTTGCGGGAAGATTGGTGTCATGAGCCGCGCGGCCTCGCGCCTCTCCTCCTCGGACGGTTCCGAATGACCGGACGTAGTCTTCTTGCGGAAGGGCATGGGCCAGTCCTTGCCGCCCAATGCTGCCATGACGGCGATGTCCGGAAGGCTGGCCGGGTAGTCGAGTCCTCCCATGCCGCTGCCGGTCCATGTGGACGGGTCGGCGGCAATCATCGTGAGGAGGGCCCACGCGTCCCCGTAGGCGAGACGGCGGCCGAGATCATGCTGGAGACTCCACCCCATTCGGGTGAAGTCCGCGCGGATCCGGTCGCCGTGCTCGCCATGCAGGAGCGTGTTGAACGCGGTTATTTTCCCAGGCTCGCGCCCTGGGTGCGGGCGATCACGTCGCCGTAGTCGGCGAGCATGTTCATGACCGCCTGTACCGGCTCCTTGGCGAGGAGCGTGGCCTGTTCACGGCCGCCGAACGTTTCGAGCAGCACGCGGAGCGCCTGGATGCTTTCGGTGTCGTTGGCGGCGTTGCCGAGACGGTCGAAATCGTCGATGGAGAGCGCGAGCGGGAGCTTGTAGACATGCCCGCCGGGCAGGAGCGCCCAGTATTCGCCGTTCTTCAGGACGTGCCGTACCGTGTACGATTCGCGCGCGGCCTCGATCGCCGCGGTCTCATCCTGGTCGGTCCACGCCATGAATTCGTCCACGCTCGGAGCGGCCGGCTGCTCCTCGTCGGCCACCGGCGTGGGCTGATCGGCGGTCTGGTAGGTGTTGGGGATGCTGAGGTTATCGTTCTCCATGATGGTCTCCTATCCTTGAGTTCCCTATCCAAATGTGGGTGGCGTCGACGCGCGGATAGGGAGGACGCGCCGACGCCGGACTATAGGGATGCCGTCAGGAGGCGGCCTGCAGGGTGATCACCGTCTTGTCGGTCTTGGACCCGTCCTTGGTGGTGCAGGTCACGTTGACGGTGCCGGAGTCGGCCTTGCCGGTCACCTTGCAGGTGGTTCCGGACGGGGCGAGCGTGACCTTCGCACCGGAGTCGTCGGCGCTCCATGTCACGGTCTTGTCCGACGCGTTGCCCGGAGCGACCGTGGCTGTCAAGGTGACGGATGAGCCGTTCTTCACGCTCGTGGTGTCGGGGGTGACGGTCACGCCGGTCACCGCGACCGTCGCGGATGCGGGCTCGTAGTAGGATTCGAGGTATTTCGCATTAGGATCGAACAGGCTATCGGCCTGCCAGGTCGCGGTCCACGCGCTGCCCTTGACGACGCCGCGCTCGGACTGGTTGGGTTCGTTGCCGGTCAGCTGGATGACTCCGGCGCGACGACGGACTCGTACCTTGCCGCCGGCGCCGCGAATGGACTCCTCCTGATAGGCGATCCACTTGTCGTTCTGCAAAATGTCGCTTACATGGTAGACGCCGTATTCGTCGGGTTCGCCGATCGTCATGCGACGGGTCAGCGCGTTGTTCTCGGCGATCGTGAACGCGGTCGTCAAGGATGGGTCGGCGTTCAGGCTGTAGCCGGACTGGTAGAATTCGGTCGCGTCGTCGGCGTCGCGCGCGTCCTGCGGGCCGCCGTCAGACGTGATCAGACCGACGCCGGATTCCTGGGACTTGAAGATTTCCGGCAACGCGTCGGCGACCTCCTCCGGCGTCTTGGTCGCGGCGATCATCTCAGGGGTGATCACGTTCGCCTCATCGTAGGGGGCGAAGCGTATGCCGCCTCCGAGGACGACCTCCACGCTGTCGAGGTCGTTGCCCTGCGTGTCTCGTGCCATGATAGTTTCCTTTCAAACAGATGGTTGTGTCACCATTGGCCGGTGACGGTGTATTCGACGGTCATGTAGACGGCGGCCGTATCGAGGTCGTCGGTGGTCGCGTACGGGCCGTTGCACCCGTCCTCGGTCACCGATTCGACCGGACTGCCGGGAGTGCCCAGCGGGCTGATCAACTGCTGGTCGGTGAGCAGGCCCATGACGCGGCGCGCCAGGTCCATGCACGGTTTCGAATTGGAGCGGGTCCACCCGTACACGGTGACGCCCACGCTCCGGTCAAACCGGCCGAGGCCGAGCATCGCTCCCCCGTCGTCGCGTATGACGATCAGCGGGTGCTGGCCGCGGTAGGATTCCGGCGGACGGTTGCCGACCTGCAGGCTATCCACATCCGTGAGACGCTCCTTGAGCCAGCCGCACAGGAACAGTTCCAGATCCGGTGGTATGGTCATCGGCCCACCGCCTTCAACGCGCGCGTCAGATTCCCCGTCCTTGATTCCACCGCGAGCGCGTGGTCGGAATCGGATTCGACCATCCATGTGGTGCGGTGCGCGTGTTTCTTCGATGCGAGATGGAGACTGTCGCGGTATGCCCCGGTTTTGACCGGCGCCCTCGCCTGGGCGTTGGCGAGCGCGACTGCGGCTTTGGCCTTGCACAGGCCCTGCACTTGCGGGCTGTTGAGGATCTGGTCGAAGAACCGTTCGTTGAATTTGATGGTGATTCTGGCCATTATCCCCTCCATTCGCTGATGGGTATCTCGATGGTGGGTTGGCTTCCGGTGAATGCGTTCACGTCGTGGCTCGGGTCGGCCGATACCGTCCACCGTCGCCCGTCGTCCGGTATCGGTTGGATGCGGTCGCCCGCCCGGACGTCGAGGTTGGGATTATTGCAGGTGATGTATCCGCTGGTGTCAGTCCGTTCGCGTAGTCCGTCCGGGGTGCGGGTGCTGGATGATTGGGTGAGCGCCCCCTGGAATTCGAGTTCCTCGGGATGGTCCCAGTCGTCCACGGTGTCCGCAGGATTGTACGGGTTCGGCCGTTTCGCGGCTCGCAATCGTTTGAATCGTGTGGCTCCGGGCATGGGGAACGCTCCACCGCCGGTGGTGATCCAGTCGAGTGCGCTGGTCATGGCCGGGCTCCGATCCGGTATGGTGCGAGTGTCTCCTTTTCGCTAGCGAGGAGAGTGACTGCGGGGGCGCCGTCCGTGCCGATGCCGTAGGTGACGCTGCTGCCGTTGACGCTCTGGCTTTTCACCAACCCGGCGGGAGTGCTTGCCGCGCGGCGTGCGGCCTGCAGGACGACCTGCTGCACGTCGGGCACGTCGTCCGGATCCCAGCCGGCATCGACGTCGTACGAGACCGCGTTGATGCCGGGACGGGTCGGATGGTCGAGCTCGATGAGCCCGCGCTCCATGTCGATCCTGGCGGTGTCGGTCACGTCCACGCCGTGCACGCTGATCCGCCGTATCAGGGTGATATGCATGAGGGGCAGGCCGATGACCAGCCCGCCCCTCGTATTGCACGATCCCTTGCACGCCTTGCTGGGCGCGACATGCCAGCCGCACCAGCGTCGCACTCTGGTCGTCGCGGCACGCACCCAGTATTCGGCGTCCACGGTCAGGGAGCCCGGCACGATGCCGGTATCGTCCGTTGTCATGCCGGCCTCCCCTCCGATCACTTCGCGGACTTGCCCAAAGCGACCTTGACGAAGGCCTTGGGGTACTTGACCTGCAGGCCGACGCGTTCACGGATGCGGAACGTGATCTTGTCGTTCGTGAAATCGGTGTCGTGCGAGTTGGTGGACTCGACGCGCAGACCGCCCTTGCGGAGGATCTTGCCGCCAAGGCGGAACGCGCCGACGATCGCGGTGCCCTTGGCGACCGCTTCGGTGACCACGGTGCGCAATCCCCACAGTGGCGGGTTCTGCATGATGCCGCCGTTGCCGTACTGGCCGTTGAAGAAGCCGCCTCCGAAGTACTGGCCGTTCGCGTCCTTGGACAGGCGGATGGCCTCATAGTCGGCGGGGTTGATGACGATCGCGTCGGCGGTGAAACCGATCGCGGTCGCGATCAGCGTGGTCGCCTTGAACAAGCGGTCCGGATCCGTGTCCGTGCCCTGGCTAAGGGTCTGCACGTCACGGTTGAGCAGGCCCTTGATGTTGTTGCCGCTGCCGTCTCCGGACAGCAGCTGGGTCTCCTCCTGCAGCTGCAGGTTGTACTGGGCGTGAGAGTTGATCTCGCTGACCACGAACGGCAGGTCCTCGGCCATGTTGTCGGTGATCTTCCACCAGGCGGCGATCTCCTTCAGCGTGTCCGACACCCAGGTGGGTTCGGGCAGGTGAATCTGCGGCTTCTGACCGCCCTCGGCGACCATGCCGGCGTTGCCCTCCAACGCGCCGTACACCGGGTATTCGATGGTGTTGCCGCTCAGCGTGCCCGTGTCGAACAGGTCGGCGATGACGAGCGGACGCTCGTACGGCCATACGCCGTTGCGGTCGATCTCGGTGACGAACGGCTGGTAGCCGGTATCGGTGGTGCGCCCGGAGCCGGCGGTGTGCACGTCCGAGCTGGCCTTGAACTCCTCGGTGACGAACGGGCTGTTCTTGGTCTGGGCGACGCTCAGACCCTTGGCCTGCAGCGACTGCACGTAGAAGTCGCCGAGCGTCTTGGCCTCGATGCGGTCACGTCCCTTGGATTCCATGCCCATGCGGTCGAGACCGGCGGACGCCTCCTTGAACAGGCTGATGCGCTCGTCGAGCGATTTGGCCTGCTCGTAATGCTCCTTGAGCTGCTGCTGTTCCTCGGGCGTGATGTTCTCCATGCCCTTGGCGATGATGTCCTGCGCCGCCTTCTTCTCGGCGGCGAGCTGTGCCATCAGATCCATAGGATCTCCTTTCATTGGTTTGCCAGCGAGAAGAAGTCGCTGATTTCCTTGAAATTCCTGACCCACTGCGGGTCAAGTCCCTTACCGTCCGGCTCGTCCGGATCATCGCCCGGATCGGCCTGTTCGTCGGCCGGCGAATCATCTTCCGGACCGGCCTGTTCGTCGTCATCCTGGTCGTCGTTGGCCGGCGTGTTCGCATCGGCGAGCTCGGTGAGGATGTCGATGACGCTGCGGATCTTGTCGAGGTTCGCGGCGCTGATCTTCCTGCCGCTTTTGACCTCGAGTACCTCGCATCCCTGGTTCGCGGCGACCTGCACCAGGCTGATCTCGAAGAGCTTGAGCTGGCGTATCTCCCGGTACCCGTCCCACGGGCTCTTGGATTCCTCGTCCTCGACCCATGCGGTCTTCTCGGCGATGAAGCCGATGCTCATCTGGTGGATGAGTCCGCGTTTAAGCAGGTCGTAGGCGCGTTTGCCTTCGGGGATGTCCAGGTCGAGACGGCCCTCGATGAGCAGGCCGTGCTCGTCCTCGACGGCGGAGACGGTCTCGCCGATCACGTCGTATGGGCTGCCGTCCTTGTGCTGCCAGTGCAGGGGGATGCCGGCGCCGCCATCGCGGAAGTCGCGGGACAGTGTCTCGGCGAACGCGCCCTTGACGATCACGTCGTCGTACATGTCCCGATCCCATGTGGATGCGTATCCGGTGAACGTGCCCTCGCCGTCGGGGCCGAGCTCCTTGATCTCGAAGCCGCGGAATTCAAGACTCACGGTTCGTCTCCTTTGCTCATCGCGTCCCATTGCGCGCGGAAGGCCGCGTCGTACTGGTAGCGGTATCGGAATTCCTGGAATATGTCATCGGCGGATTTGCCGTTCTGGCTGTCGCCGGTCTGGGCGTTCTGCGTGCGCCCGCCGTCCTGCGGGCTCGGCTGACCGCCCTGGGTGACGTTCAATGGGGTGACGAGCTCGTCACCGCCCTCCACACGGTCGAGGTCGAGGATGCGGCGTCCCTCGTTCGTGGTCATGAACGCGCGTCCGGTCGCCGTGGAGAGCGCCTGGTACTGTTCGATCAGCGTGCCGCGCAGCTTCGAATCGAGGTTCGCGCGAATGTAGCAGTCAGGCTCCCCCACCGCTTCGGGCAGGCTGTTGTTGAGCGCGTCCTCGAACGCGATCACGTACGGCAGCAATTCGATGTTCCACAGCTTCTCCTTGTAGGCGCTGATGTTCGAGTTGGTGCCGGTGCGGAAGCCGATGTTCTCCGGGCTGATCTGGAAGGCGAGCGCGACGCTGATGTTGATTTCCTCGCGTGCCTTCAGGTCGTCCATGTCGACGGGTTTGAACAGGTTTTCGACGGTGCGGATCTCCATGCCGTCGGGGAGGGTGGGCATGCCGCCTTCCTGGCCGCCGCCGCGCGTGTAGTTGCGCATGTATTGGACGAATGCATCGTAGTCGTCCTGTGGCCATGGGCTCATTTCCTTGGGCCTGTAAATGTAGGCGGGGAATTGTCCGCCGTTGGCGGCCACCGATTGCCGGTATTTGGCCATGGCCCTGGCCTCGTTGAGCAGGGGGCGGAGCACGTTGGTGACCGGGTCGCCGAATCGGAGTCCGCTGACGTATCCGACATCGAGGATGATTCGCGGATCCGGGAGACGGTATCGCAGTCCGGGGGCGCCGTCGATTCCGGTGATGGTCACGTCGGTTATCTCGCCGAACGCGTTGCCCGTCAGACTGTACGCGTCGGCGGGGATTCGGCGCAGCATCCAACGGTCGTCGTGCACGCCGAGGACGCACAGCCATTTGTCCTGCATGAGCATGTCGTTCATCAGGCTGCTGACGAACCGGTAGCGGCTCATTCCCGGCAGTGGGCTCGGGCGCCTCATCAATTGGGCGAGCGCCCCGTCCCTTACCTCCTGCGGGTCCCCGTCGGTTTTCCGGTAGACCTTGAGCGGGAGGCTGGCGATGTTGCGGGTGATGAAATCCACCACGGTGCGGACCGCGTACTCGCGGCAGTACATGCCGTTGATCCACCCAGTGAAATCGATGTCAGACGGCCATGCCGTGTCCGGAATGTCGACCGACGTTGCCGGGACCAATGCGGTGGATGGTTCGTCCTGCTTCATCGCGATTTCCGCGGCATTCGTGCGCAGGAGTCTGTCAAGGAGTCCCAATCCGGCCTCCTTTCTAGATCAGTTGGAGTTTCAATCCCGTAGTCGGCTGATATTTCACCGTGGGTTCGGTTTTCATGGATTCAAGCGCGTACAATGCTTCCGATTCGGCGATCAGGCCGCTTATCTGCATGGCGCTGTTCCTGCGATCCCATACTTCGACCTCGCCGAGCCGGCGGGTGATCGCGCAGGACGCCTGCTGTTCGATGGCCGGCTGGTTGGGGTGGCGGAGTTTGCCTTCACGGATCCTGTCGAGGAAGTTTCCGGTGCACGCGCCCATCTTGAATCCCTCGATCGGATGCACCGTCCATCCCGCCTGAGTGAGCTGATCCGCGAAGTCCACCGCGGGGCATCCCTTGGTTTGCACGGCGATCTCGGTGATGTTCGGCCACCGTTCGCGCAGACGGGCCAGGTAGCCTGGCACCCAGAGCATGCCGTCGCGTCGGGCGATGACCTCCACATGCGGAAGCCCGTCCGCACGGATGCCGGCCGCGGCTATGTATGTTGTGGTGCGGTCGGCGCTCGTGTCCACGGACAGAACCACGCGGCCGTCGTCCGGTATGGAGCTCGTGTCGTCGATGCCCTGCCGCCAGAGCTTCTGCGGCAGATAGGGGACGACGTCGGCGGTCAACCACTGGCAGAGCACCTCGGTGCGGTACGCGGCTTCGGTCATGCCGTCGATGTCGGCGGCGACGCTTTGCACGGTCATCGGCCCGTAGCCGACGCTCGGGTTCGCCTGCCGTATCGCGTCCTGGTCGTCGAGTTCGCACTTATCCGGTGCAGACCATTCGAAATAGCCGAATGACGCATCATGTCCGTCAGCGAATTCCTTGACCGTCTGCGCCTTGGTCTCGACGTTCCGTGTCCATTCGTCGACGAGCTTGCGGCCCTTGTCGACCTGCCGTTTGAGGACGACGCTCCGGTAGTCGCCGGCATTGCTGATGCCCCACAGTTGACTGGACCACACGGCCTTGGTGATCTGCGAGACCGCGTTCCATCCATCGTCATTGTGCTGCTCGCGCAGCTCGTCGAACACGGCGCGGGCGGCGCTCTTGGAACGAATGTTCAACGCGGCGCGCACGATGTACCGTGCCTTGTTCCGGCAGGTGATTGCCTCCTCGCCGTTCACGTAGCTGATGCGCTGCACCAGTTGCTGGAGGTCAGGGATGGAGAGTTCGGCCTCCTCCTCGGTCTCCGGTTTCGGGTTGCACCAGGTCTTGACCGTCTCGTAAGGTCCCTTCGCGTTGTCGATGGTCTGGGCGGCGCCGACGACCAGGAACTTCACCGGCGGCACCCTGTCCGGGTGCTTGACGGAGTCGATGAACAGCCACCAGCAGGCGAGCACGCCCATGAGCGTGGTCTTCCCGTTCTGCCTGGCGACCAGGACGATGATCCTGCGGAACCGGTACGAGCCATCCTCGAGAAGTTCGAGCGCATGGATCAGCAGCCATTTCTGCCACGGGTACAGGTGGACGTGCAGCACCATCTCCGCGAACATGATGACCGAATACCCGTTGCTCGTGGTCTCGTCCAACTTCCTCAGCGGAGGGGTGAAGATGCGCGGCCTCGTGATGCCGTGCTCGCCGTCCACGATCTCGCCCTGGATGATGCAGTCCTCCATGCATCACCCCCAATGTCAACCGAACTGTTCCTTGTAGCGTTCGAAATCGGTCTTCTTTCGCTTCGAGGGCTTCTCCGCCTCGTCGGAGGCCGGCGCTTCGGCCTTGAGTACCACCGTGGTCGGTGTCAGCCCGAGCGCGTCCATGTATTTCAGGAAGCTCGCGAGGCTCACGTTGTCGTTCTGCGGGACTTTGGGCTTTCCGCCGTTTTCGTTGGCCTCCATGATGGCGGCCTCGGCCAGTGTCTCCCAGTTGTCGATCTTCCAGGCGAGCGCGCGGGCCGCCGCGACAGCGGCGGCGTCCCTGGCGCGGAGATGCTTCGCATTCCGCAGCGACCTTTCGAGCGCCTCGGACACGGATTCCTGTGCGAACGAGGTCATTTTCACCTCCGTTTCCGCATTATTCCGCGCGCGCGACCCCGTATCGGAGACGTCTCAACGGAGAGGAAGACGGCCCACGCGGGAAGTAGGCCTCTCGAGGCCGGGCCAGAGATTTTACCGCCCCTACCCCGTCGGATCGGTCGAGATCCACTGGCGCGACAACGTCCCCAAGGGCAGTTCGGGATCCTTGTTGCCACGAAGCCTGTTGCATGACGTGTGCGACGGTCGGAAGCCGGCCGGATCGTACTGCAGGTCGGGCCGCTTGGACACGGGATAGTAGTGGTCGAGATTGAAGCTGTCGTCCGTGGTGTTGGGCTCGACAGTGTAGTCGATGGGCATGCCGCACAGCCAGCAGACCGCGTGCTCGCGCGCGCACCTCTCGCGGAACGCCTTCTTGTCCTTGGCGAACTGCCGGGTGCTGCCGCGCACCCTGTGCCCGGTTGTCATCAGGCGGACGCCATCTGCCCGGCCGCGACCAGGGCGTCACGCAGCGCGATGAACTCATCCTTGGTCGGTGCATCGCCGGCCGGGTCGGCCACGTGCGCGGCCTGCTTGACCAGTCCGGTCACGCTCGTGGTCGCGGCGGTCGGGATGACGCCGGGCGCGAGCTTGTCCGCGTTGATGGTGCCTGCGGCGATCTTATCGTCAGTCACCGCGCCGTCGGCGATCTTGGCCTCGGTCACAGCAGCATCGGCGATCTTGCCCTCGGTCACTGCGGCGTCCTTGATCTTCTCGGTCTCGACGGCCGAGGCAGCCAGCTTGGCCGCGGTGATGGAACCGTCGCCCGGCTCGGCCTGACCGCCGCCGAGATCTACATGGTTGCCGGAGGAATCGACGATGTCGAGATTAATGGCTTCCTGGGATTCGTCACGGTCGGCATCGCCAAGGATCGCGTACACGGGTGCGGGCATGATTGGGCCTCCTCGCCTGAAAGTTGGGCCTATAGGAACTTTTGTGTGCTTATAACCGTGGCCCGGCCTTGTGGGAGCAGG